TTATACGGCATTTGCCACTTTTTTAACAGAATCGTCAGATACGTTTTCTACGAGTTTCGCTGTTAATCTGTCTATTGTCCTCTGCTGATTTTCTATGGTTTTCTGTTGCATAGAAATAACAGAGTAAAGTTTATCCGCATTAGTTTCTTCTCCTCTTTTCTGCCCCATTATCAACCAGTTAGCATCAATGTTTTCAAAACTCGTTAAAATCTTAACTATGGTATCATAGTTAGGTGTGTTGCGACCAGTGATGATATTATTAGCTGAAGTCCAAGAGATATTCAATTTTCGAGCGAACGTATTTATCGTATGCCCTTCTTTGTTCATCAATTGAACGATGCGATTAGTAATAGTTTCTTCTTCCATTTTCATTATTTTTCAACAAATGAGAGAAATAAACTCTCATTTATTTGGTTATTTCAAATAAATGTTAGACCTTTGCGCTACGCAAGTATTACTTGCGCCACGAAAATAATAAAAATATATCGAGGACGCAATAAAAAGAATATAAAAAAAATAAAAATGAGATTCAAAGAGTACATATATTCTCTTCCCAATCAGCGCAAGGAAGAGATATCAAAGATAATGGAGTTATGCCGTGTTAATGAAAGTACTGTCTATAGATGGTTAAGAGGCGATTTTACTCCAGCTCCCCAGAAGAGAAAGGTAATCTCAGACTATCTTAACATACCCGAACACGAGCTCTTTCCAGATGCATAAAGAATGTCTACACTGCGATTCTCATCGCATGTGCATAAATGGTATTTACTGTAACTTACTTGAAAAGTATGTTCAGTATTCTACGGAAAAAGAATGTAAAACAAATAAAACAATCTTATGAAAACAAAGGAATTTGAAAAAGCAATTGACGCATTAAACTTAGGAATCTTTATCGACGAGATGAAGCTAAACCATTCGAATGTTCGTCAAGTAACTGGTCACCTTGAGAATGAAGGTATCATTTGGAATGATAAAGGAGAGGCTTTCTCTACTGATTTTGAATGGAGAGAAAATAAAGAAGATGGGGACCTTGTAGGAGTCTTTGGTAGCTCACTGGAAAGAAACAAATTGTATGACCTTAAATTTGAATAACTATGACCAGCATTAGAAAAGTTAGAAAAAAGGCTATCCGCAAAATGGGTTTTAGAATGTCTTTTCAGTTTTCTCACAAGGCTCCTAATCAAAAGTTAAAATTAACCCCGTCAGTACGAAAGAAAATCAGGCAAGGGCTGACAGAATATCTAAGAAAGAAATGTTTATAGATAAAGATAACTGGGGAAACTTCTCTGTCCAAGATTTGTCAGAGCGAGAACTCCGACTATTACACGAAGCACTTCGAGTATATGTTCAGAGTCAACTTGGGCGTCTTCATCCAACTGACAACATCATGATTATGCGGTTTGATCACCAGTATAACCAAGCACTAACTCGAAAGGGATAGTTTTCACATCTTAAACTCCTACAGATATGATTAGAAACAAAATAGCTAATAAACGGTGGACAGAAGAAGATGCTACCTTTGTCAAGAATAATCTTGGTAAGCTGTCATTTGAACAGATGGGAAGAGCATTGAACAGAAGTGCTATGTCTGTTCGCCTCTTTGCATTGCGCAATCGCCTTACTGTCGGATTACAAGTCAAGCGCAATATTCTTATGGAGATGTTGAAGATAAAGTTCCGACACCCCGAAGACTTTACTCCAACAAGAACCTTTTACACAGAAACGGGAATTAATCAACGTCGTTTTTGGGACTTATACTATGGACGAAAAAACATCAGTAGCAAGGAGTATGCTGCGGTAGCAGAATACTTAGGCGTAACTTTGCAAGAAGCACTTGACTCACGCCAATTGGATTTGTTCGAGGAAAATGAAGAATAAGGAATATGATAGATAAGAATTTCATTGAAAAGGTAAAATCAGCTCTAAACATTGTAAATGTAATAGAAACCTTTGCTCGCCTGCACAAGACAGGTGCGAACTATAAGGGTGTATGCCCTTTTCATGATGACCACTCTCCATCTATGGTCGTCAGCCCTTCAAGACAGACCTATCACTGCTTCGTGTGCGGAGCAAGTGGAGATGTAATATCCTTTGTACAGCATCACCTGAACCTAAGCTTCATAGAGGCTCTGCGCTGGTGTGCTAATCAAGCAGGAATCGAGTTCCCTACCAAGGAACTCACACCAGAGGAAGAAGCTGCCTACAAGAAAAAGGAAGCGCAGCGTATCGCAATAGATGCTGCTGCAAAGTTCTTTCAAAAGAACCTTGGGCAAGCAGAGAGTTTCCTTGCATCACGTGGATATAGTCTTTCTGACAAAGCATTGACCGACTTTGGTGTCGGTTATGCTCCAATGGGTAACCTTGCTCTTGCAGAACTTTCAAGAGCCGGCTATTCGCAAGAATTACTGCAAGAAGTAGATGTACTTGGAAATAGTGAAGGTCGCTTATACGACAGGTTCCGTGACCGCATAATGTTTCCTTTCTACGACATGCAAGGTCATATCATAGGATTCTCTGGTCGAATCGTGACTCCAAACGATAAGACTGGTAAATATGTAAACACAGGCGAAACACCTCTATTTACGAAAGGTAAGCACATCTTCGGATTATACCAGGCTCGCAAGAGTATTGGTAAGACAGGCTTCGCTTATCTTGTCGAAGGTCAGTTTGACGTAATGTCTCTGCATAAGGTAGGTGTCGAGAATGTTATAGGTGGAAGTGGTACCGCATTCACTGAAGATCAAGTGAAATTACTACTTCGCTTCACAGATGATATCGTAATGATTTACGATGCAGACCCTGCTGGTGTCAAGGCTTCGTTAAAGAACTGTGAACTGCTCTTGAAAGCTGGGGCAAAGGTACGCTGCATCCGTCTTGAAAAAGGTATGGACCCAGACGAATTCGCTAAAGCACACGGCAGCCTTACAAGCAAGAAGTTAAAGGAACTCACAGAACCTTTCCCAAAAGCGTTCAAGCGTATGATTCTTCCACGAGGCTGCAAGGATGAAACAGTTATCACAGACTGCTTGAACTCCATCTGTTCCCTCGTAGCCTGTGTGCAAGACTCTGTTCTGCGTTTGGAGTACATCAAATCAATTGCAGAAGATTTCCGAAGTAAAATCGGACTCATCGATAATAAGGTGCGAAGCATTCGTACTCAACTAAAAGAATCTGTCGCTAATACAAATACACAGGCTGGTATCTTCGGTATCGATGCGCTAAAGGAGAATATTGAAAGCGACCGTCCTGCGATTATTACCTCTGTTATGCAGGATTTTCTCGATGGATATGGAGAAGAACCTATCGTGTATGTATCTGGTCGCCCGTCAACGAATGATATTCAAGAATTACGACGTGTATACTGTTATTTTGTTTCCTCAGAGACTGGTTGTGATATTACCGATGATGGTGACGAAAACAATTACTTGCATACTCTCGCAGAGATGTTTCGTGCAGGTATTAGGATAGACATGACCTTCAGTGATAGTACAGGTTCGTTCCTTGACTATTACATAGCGTTGCACGGTAAGTTCTTCGAAAACTTCAATGGAGACCGAGTTCCTCTTGTCTCACGTTGTATCGAACTAACATCCTACGCTGACGATACTGTTATAACCATAAACAGGAATCATTACTGCTCTTTGCTAAAGCTAACTAAGGGGCAGTTTGACGAGATAAGAAAGCCATTCGTTCTCAAGCGTAAGTCTGCAATGAAGGTTAGCATGCAAGCAGACAACCTCGACGATGAAGAGTTTGATGTAAACGAGCCACCAGAATATGTACAAGAGAACGAAGAGTACAGGAGGATGTGGAAAGAGAGTGGGTATTACCCACGCCTCAATAAGAAGGGCGAACCAGTGTGCTACATGTTTCGCAATAAGAATGGTAACGGCATGACACAAGTTGCGGACTTCTTCATGACACCATTGCTCCATATCTTCTCTGATGATTTCGAACAGAATAAGCGTGTGCTGCGTATCAATCGTAGATATTACGAGACACCTATATATATAGAAATACCTTCTAAAGCTATGCTGAAAATGTCTTCTATCGAGGAGGTATTAATCAACTACGAAGCTGTGAACTTCAATGGTGAAGAGTGGCAATGGAAGGCAATCAAAACATATATGAGTCGCCACTTCGTAATGTGTTCGGAGGTGAAGACCTACGGTAATCAGCAGAGCGAAGGTATGAGTCGAAAGACAGATGAACAGTTCTTTGCCTTTGCCAATGGTATCTTTCACAACGTTGACGGACAGTGGGTGTTCGACCCAGTTAACGAACTGGGTGTGGTTACCCATAACAAGAATAACTACTACCTCCCTGCTTTCTCTACCATCTACGCAGGAAGCGGTAAGCAATCAGATAAGTACGAGCTCATCAGTCAGCTTGTATACAAGGAGGTCCCAGCAGAGAAAAAGGTCAGCTTCGAGAAGTGGGCTTCGCTAATGGACCAGGTATATAAGATTAATGACAATGGTAAGTGGGCTTTGGTTTTTGCCATAATGTGCGCCTTCAGAAGCAACATCCACTGCATCGATAGACTTTTCACCGCTCCATTTTTCATGGGTCCGATGTCGTCTGGTAAGACACAGATAGCAATCTCAATCCGCTCGCTGTTCATTTCTCCAAATATTCCAATCTTCAACCTTAACACTGGTACCGACGCTGCAATGTCGACCATTATGGGAACTTTCAAAGATGTCCCAGTCGTGTTAGACGAATACAATAACAAGGACATCAGCGACACCAAGTTCCAAGCCCTGAAAGGTATCGTATATGACGGTGACGGTAAACAAAAGAGAAAAGGAACCTCTGGACGAGAGATTGAGAACGATAAGGTGTTTGCCCCTGTAATCATCTGCGGTCAAGAGACACCACAGCGTGATGATAATGCTCTTATGAGTCGTGTGATAGTCTGCGAGGTGCCAAAGCCTCGTAACCGCACACCAGAAGAAGTGCGCCTCTTCGAAGAACTGAAGACTATTGAAGACCCAAACAAGATAGGTCTTTCAAACGTGCTCCTTCAGATCCTGGAACTTCGTCCTATGTTCATGGACCATTTCAGAAGCCTAAAGCAAGAAGCTTATAACGAGCTGAAGCAAGACATCATCAACTCTGGTGAGATGGACCGCCTGATGAAGACAGCATCCCTCTTCTTGGGAACTGTCAAACTGATAGAGCGATACTCTAACCTTCATCTACCATTCACCTACGATGAGTTCTTCAAGATTGTACAAGAGAAGGTGCAATTTCAGTTGTCACTTATTCGTAGTACTGATAAGCTGGCGATGTTCTTCACAGCTGTCAACAATATGATTGACACGAGACAAATCATAGAAGGACGTGAATTCCTTATCGAGCAACCCAAGAAGGTTACAGGTAAAGATTCACGTGGAGACGCCAAGACTTTCACCTTTGAAGCAGGTGCGAATATTATGTTCTTACGCTTGAGTGCAGTCTTCAGTATCTTCGACAGAAGCGGTTATAATAATGAAAATAGCACGCTGTCAACGATAGAACAAAACCTACGTAGTCATACTTCATACGTCGGTACTGTTTCTTCAAGAAGATTCATATGGGAGGAGACGGTCGACGACGCAGACCTTCGTGATGGAAGTATGGTTAAGCTGCGCAAGCAGAAGAGCACATCTACAAGTGCTATCATTATAGATTACGACAAGTTTATCGAGTCATACAATATAGACTTTAGAAGAGACTATGCTGACGACAGTAATAAGGAAAGCAAACCTGTCGAAACTAAGGTAACTAACACAACTGAAGAACCACCGAAGAAAACTCTTCCGCAAGAATTGCCATTTGAGCCTTCAGACGGAAGTGATGAACCTTTTTAATGAAAGTATCAAATTCCTTTAGAGCCGTGCCAGTTCGGATGAATAGGCACGGCTCATTTTATTCTATCTATATCACATATCATATCAATACCATATCACATCTATATCACATTCTTTATTACTGAAGGTGGCGAAAAAATCCCCCGTACCCCCAATTTTCAGAAGAAACCTCGAAAACGTGACTTTTGAAAATAAATTTTCAGAAAAACACCGTCCTACAATCCTACAATCCTACAAATTGTTTTTCTTTTCAAACCTATAATATACATATATACCTATAAATCAAATAGTTATATTATTATTATAGAAAATAGGATTTAATTGTTTATTTGTAGGATTGTAGGACGTTGTAGGAAATAGGATTTTTCGTGTTTTTCTCAGTTTTGGATTCGTCGTCCTACAAAATATGTGTTTTTGTAGGATTGTAGGATGAAAAAAAAGAGTGAAATAACAAAACTTTTGAGTGATAAAATTTTGTTATCTCATTGATAATCTGTAACTTTGCGTTAATTAAGTCTAATTTTGTAGGAATGTAGGACGGTAGGACGGCTAAAAACTAAAAAGGATATGGAGAGAAAAAAACGGACTGCGAAACGAGTTGTCACAATTCAAATAGAACAGTATCTTGCAGAATACATAACTGCAAAATATTGTAAAGATACTGCTACTGGTGGTGTCAAGATTCCATGCACCACAGATCTATACTTCTGCGTATGGGAGAACATGACCAAGCAACGCTGCAATCAACCTGACATTGTAAACGGCAACCTTCGCATCCACCTGCCACAGCGTAAAGCAAGCTTTGTCACCAGCCCTTGGAAAGACCCTGCTTATTATAACTATCTTTCCCCAGCAGCCACCAAGGAGATAGAGGCTCAGATACGAAGAATGTTCAACTTCGAACTCCACCGTGTTCTGTTGGAGAATGAAGAGTTCGGTCGACAGAAGAGAAACCTCGATATCATCTATGACTTCATTCGTAGCTATCAATTGAAGTCTATATCTTCAGATGCATTATTGAAGAATTACTACCGCTTCCGCAACCGACTTAGACCCAAGAAGGTTCGTAAGTATCAAAAAGTTGCATGTATTTAATATTTTTTAATACATACCAAACTATTGTTTTTGTCACTCAAATGTTTTATGATATGTTAGAGTTTTTAAACACCGTACAAGTGAGACTTGTAAATCCAAATAGAGAAGGAAAGAAGAAAGTGTATGATTTCGTTGCAGACACATTCTCATATATACCACAACTTACTGACAATGAAGCTGGTAATTATTGGAACTGCGATAAAACCATAGTTATAGACTTACCCGACGGGGAAACTCGCAGGACCTTCGCAATAGAGAGAAGTGCTATCGTTACAATCAAAACATCTGATAGGAGAACTCATAACATCGGAACATCAGATATTCCTGCTCGAGTTCAGATATCTTCAAATTTGAACTCAGCAAACCTCATAATCAAGTGTAAAATGCTCACAGACCCCCTTCTGTAGGTCTTTTGCTTACACCTTATTATATAGTAAATTCGCATCAAAAAGAATATTGATGAAAGAATTAAAGTCTCTGCTCTCCTCGGGAAAGCCCTTGTTTATTACCATTGACGGATTCCGACAGGCGATGCTGACCGCCTTTCCGCTCAATGGTAAGACACCCGAAAAACCCGAAGTGAAGTCAGCATTCGGTATGACAAAGGATGAAATGATTACTTATCTTGGTAGTCATACTTGGTATCAACTCGAGTCACATCTTGCTCTCTTGGATATTCAGAAGATAACGAATCAAGAAAACACCGCTCCTATTACCCTTACAGATGAGTTCAGTGATGAGCAACTGCCTGATAACAGTATTGCTTATCACCGTGTGTTCGGTACTGTGATGTCTGATTCGTATTACTACTTCTCAAGTAAGCAGTTGCAATCAGACCTGCTTGCAGCTGAAGCTAATTCGCAAATATCTTGTCACTTCCTCCACATCAATTCACCAGGTGGTGAAGCGTGGTACCTCGACCGCTTGAGCGAAACACTACGTAACTGTGAGAAACCTATCCTCACCTTCTATGAACAGATGTGTTGCTCAGCTGGGTATTACATCGGATGCCACGGTCAGCGTATCTACGCTATGACGCAGAATGACTATGTAGGTTGTATCGGTACGATGTGCAGCTTCTACGACTTCGAAGAATACTTTGCGAAGCTCGGTATTAAGAAGGTCGAAGCAAAAGCAACTAAGTCTGACTTGAAGAATAAAGTCTTCGATGATCTTCGTAAAGGTCAGGATGAGCAATTTGTGAAAGACATCCTCGACCCAATGAATGCACAGTTCTTAAGCGAGGTTCGTTCACAGCGTAGTAAAATTGCTGACCTTCCAGACGATACTCCTGTCTTGCGTGGTGAAACTTTCTACACTTCTCAGGCTGTGGAACTCGGTCTAACAGATGGTAGCAAGACGATGGTAGAAGCAATCGTTGAAACTGCTACGATGGGTCGTGAATATACTGAGGCAAAGAATCTTAAAACTGCCGTTTACAATATATAAATGTATCATTTTAATTTTTAGTTATTTATGAGTTTAAAAGAAAAACTAATGAGTGTCATCGAGATGCTTGGATTCAAGCAAAAGTTCGAAGACAAAAGCCTGACAAAGGATGAGTTTAACTCACTCGTCGCAGAGTATCAGAAAAAGTACCAGAGTACTCTTACTGATGACATAGCTTCTGAACAAGCTGCACAGAAGACCGCTCAACAGGCGGATGAGTTTCAGAAGATGCTGAACACCATTCAGTCAGTTCTGAATGGTAGTGAGCCTTCAGCAGCAGCTGATAATAATAGTGGTCAGCAGCCTGCACAGCAAGGCAACGCAACTCTTGAGGGTATCCTTGAGGGTATTAAGGGTATGCGTGCTGACATTCAGGCAATGGGTTCTAACCCTGCACCTGATCAACCAGTGCAAACTATTAACACTGTTACTCTGAGCGTTAATGGCTTCGCTAATACTCCTGACTATCTCTTCGGTGTAGAACATTCTCTCTTCTCTATGAAGAATCGTTGGAATCAGATTGCAGCTAACCCACGAGCAGCAGCTGCTCTTCCTGAGGTTGACGAACAGGTAGATGGCGTTGCCTTTTATAAGGAGGCTTGCAATTACGCCAAGTCGCTCAAGAATCGTTATCAGTACCTTCAGCAGAACAAGATGCTTGATGCAGCTGCGCTTGCAAAGGGAACTTACGCTACGAACTACGATGGAGTAGACAATGCAGGACTTGGCGATCAGTTCGTAGTTCTCCGTCAGGATGCACTCATCGCACGTGTTCTACAGGTGCGCGACCTTACCCAGTTCTTCCCAGTTGCTTACGGATATCAGGACCGTGGACTCGTTTTCAATGCTTTCTTCGATGAAGTTTCTCAGGCTTACCAGTCTGGTGAGGTCTTCAAGGGTGGCATGAAGATTGAAAACCACATGGGTTATGTAGACGACGCCATGATTAAGATGGAATGGGGTCCAATGAAGGAACTCGAGCGTAAGTACATTGGTTATCTCAACAAGGAGGGTTCTGATCCTATTAAGTGGACGATGATTGAGTATCAGCTGCTCAATACTCTCCGTGCTGCACAGGTTGAGCAGAACAAACGCCGTATGCGTGGTATCTACGTGAAGCCTGATAAGGGTGTTGCAGGTAGCTACCTCAATGCTGCTACTGGTGTTCTCTACACCTTGCTGCGTTATGTTCATCAGTACGACATCAAGCCACACGATGATGGTACATACCGCACCTATACACAGGCAAGTTTCCTCGCTTCTGTTCAAGAGTTCATTGCTGACGTTCGTGCCTCTATCACAGAGGACATGGACCTCGACAACCACTTCATTTACTTGAATAAGAACCATCAGGCATGGTGGATTAAGAACGTTCGTTCTACCTATGGTAAGGACACAGACTTCGCTGGACCTATGGGTGCATTGAGCGTGGTACCAGACACTACGATGCGCATCATTTGGTTGCCTTATCTCGGTCAGACTCCATTCATGATGCTTCACGAACCAGGTAATATTCAGTTCCTTGAGTTTGTACCAGGTGAGATGCTCTCTGTGAAGATGCAGGAAAGCATGGAGCAGGTCCGTGCTTGGAGTACATGGAAAGAGGGAACTTCTGCTTCATTCACAGGTCGTCGCTTCTCAACTAAGGATGAGATGGATAAGAATAACTACGAGTGGCAGCAGATCTTCATCAACCTCTTTGCAGCAACTATCACCGATAAGGTTGACGGTAATAACGGCTTCTGGCAGATTACCGACAGCACAACAACACTGACAACTATCACCGACATCGAGAATGCAAAGGCTGGTGTAGCTTACTGCATCGAGTGCGGTGATAAAACAAAGTTGCCAAAGATTACCAATAGTGGTAAGTTCGATAGCATCACGGCTGCCTTCACCGCTACAGCTGTAGGCGACTACATCATGGTAATCCTCGGTAGCGACAACAAGTTCCGTGAGTTGGAGCGTTGCGTCGGTGGTAAGCGTACCGTCAACAAGGAGTTGCAGCCTAACGTACCAGGTGGACGATAGATGAATGACTAAGGAACTGAGAGGAAAGTCGATGGAATTAAAAGCTCGGGACGGCTTGGCCTCTTCAGTTCCTTTCTTAAATCAATAATTATCATTAATAGAAATAGAAATGAAAAAGCCCAATATTCAGAAACGCTATCGTGCGTATAATCCTATGAAAGGATTTAATTATAGCAACCGTCAGTCACGAAATATGTTCATGGCTACGTTTGCGATTTTTGGTATCTTTATGCTCGTAGCAGCCTTGCTTGACCACTCTCTCGGTGCTGCTGCTGGCTCAGGTGTCACCTTTGCCTCTATGGCATTGCTTGGTCACGTCGACGATGTGTCTGATAGAGATACACACGGTAGTGCTATCTCTTACATCGTTTATCTTATTGCGCTCGACCAAATCGACCGCACTAAGGAGTTCCCACAACCTAACGCTAATCGTGAGGTTGCACCTGTTCCTTTGAAACCGAATGAGATTCCTCATTACTTCGAGGCACACGACATTCCAACCTTCACTGGTACCACAGAGAAGGGCGATATCACCACGACAGGCGAAAATCAGCTTGTAATGGTAATGGGTGGAGCTCGTGCAAACCTTTACAACTTCATTGAGGAGTACAGCGGTGGTAAGTTTATCGCTCTTTACAAGCACATTAAGAAGAAAGAGTGGTACATCGTTGGTGAACTCGAGCGTCCTATCATCCTCTCTAACACAGAGACGAAGGACGATAAGGACGGTCGTTATACGACCCTTACCTTCAAGCGCAGCTCTGTCGACCTTCCACTGATTTACACTGGCAATCCAGCTGTTACTGCTGCTACTGCTATCAATGCGGATGCTACAGATGTAGCTATCACAGCAGGCAGTAACACATACACGATTCCAAACGGAACGTCAGCAGCTGCTGCTATTGCTACGGTTAGTGGTCTTAGCAAGAGCGATAAGGGAAGATACATCACACTCGTTGGTGCTGGTACCGATAAGGCAGCCACCATCGCTGACGGTTCTACCTTCGTACTGGAAGAGGGTGCAACCTGGACAGCAAAGACAGGTGCATCAATCACTTTCCGTGTTCTTGACACCACAACACTTGTCGAGGTCTCAAGAACTGAAGCCTAACTTCGAACCTCTCCCCCGACCCCTCCCCGAAAGGGAGGGGAGTTGCAAACCACGTGGGGGAAAGGCTCTTATTTTTTTAACTTATTTAATTGAGAAATATGTACAGCGCAAAAGAGAAATTAACGCATTTCCACAAGTTGGTTAGCCCCACAGTCGTGGAAGCCGACCTTGCCCTGCTGCACAAGAAAGCACCTCACCTTACCGATTTCACACGATTCGACCTCTCACCAGAGAAGAATCACGAGGAGATACTCTTCCTTCTTCTTGACCATTGTGAGCATGACGAAATCGTACGTAATCGACGTGAGTATGCTAATCAAGCAGCCGACGAGGATAATGATAACAACAACGCCAATAACTCTTCTGAAGATGGCGACGAGAATCCTGAAACACTCAACAGCAATGGAGATGAAAGCCCTGACGCTGACGGTGGCGAAGGCAACGAGGACCCATCGGAAGAAGAGGGTGGCGATGAGTCATCTGAAGAGGGTTCTGAAGATAACGAGTCTACAGAGCAATCATCAGAGGAACCTACTGCTCCTTCAGAGGATAAGGACGATGCTTCTTCTAAGCAGGAGAAGGCGAAAGCAACTCCAAAAAAAAAGAAGAAGAGTACCCGAAAATAGACTGGGAAAACCTTACTGATGCGGACGTGCAGATGGCAACTGTCATCTATAACGACCGCATCAACACTTGGCGAAAGATGAAGCAGCTCGACGAATTGCTGGAGACAAAGCCAACCGCACAAGCCGTAGCAGAAATGGCAGAACTGCGCATCCGCAATCTTCAAGCATTTGCCGAGCTGCAATCATTCAACGACACTGGCAAGTTCCTCTGTAAACACCCGATACTCTTCGGACGCTCAGAGATAGCCCAGCTCATTAAGTTGCTCCGCACTGATCCAGCAGAGTTCCTCCGCCGGCACAAGAACGTTCTCGACAACATCAAGCGTTATAAGTCGTTCGTAAAGCGCAAGGATCGTAAAGAGAAAAGAGAGGCTGATAAGCGGAACCTCGAAAAGTATCAAGAGAAAGAGCGACTTTTCAAAATGGTTCTTGAACAACAAAATAAATAATTACAATGGAAAATAGCATAAAAGTTTTTAATTTGGGCGGTTTGCCTACTGCCCCGCTGGACTCTTTTATCGAACTTCAGGAAGATTTCAAAAAGCCTGATGCAGACAAACTATCGAAGCTTCAGATGCTCATCATCACTCGAGGTTTCAAGTATTCATTCAAAGTATGGAAAGATTCTGAAGGTAAGCTTTGGATTATAGATGCACACCAAAGACGCAAAGCTCTTCTTGGACTTCGCTCTTATGGTTTCAAAATTCCAGAGATTCCCTACGAGGAAATCCAAGCATCTAATAAGAAGGAAGCTGTCGAAGAAATTGCAGCTTATAATTCAGAGTTCGCTCAGAAGAATCCAGACACTCTCCTATTCACTAAGTATAACATCAGTGGCGATGACCTTGCTAAGTTCAATCTTGGCTATGAGGTGAAACAAAATGACTTCTCTGTCGGTACAGATAAACTATTTGCCTCGGAAAGTGACACAACTGATATTCAAGAAGATGTTGTCGACACAATCCCACAAGAGGATAATGAAGTATTTGCTCGTCCTGGAGATGTTTTCAGACTTGGAAATAATAGGTTGATGTGCGGAGATTGTCGGTCTAAGAGCGATATCGTTGCACTGATGAATGGACGAGTTGCTGATATGATTCTCACTGATCCTCCTTATAATGTCAATTACGAAGGTGGAGGAGATAGCAAACTTACCATACAGAACGACTCTATGGAGAATGACTTGTTCCTTCGCTTCTTGCAGTCTGTGTTTAATGTGATGTTTTCCATTGTCAAGCCTGGTGGCTCATTCTACGTCTTCCACGCAGACTCTGAAGGTGAGAATTTCCGCAGATCTATTCGAGAAGCAGGCTTCAAGATAGCACAGTGCTGCATTTGGGTTAAGGATTCTCTTGTAATGGGTCGACAAGACTATCAGTGGCAACACGAACCTTGCTTATATGGTTGGAAACCTGGTGCTGCTCACTTTTGGAACTCCGACAGAAAGCAGACTACCATTTGGAATTTCGATAAACCAAAAGCCAACAGAATCCATCCGACGATGAAACCTATTGCACTGATGGCGTATCCTATTACTAATAGTACGAAGAATGGCGATGTAGTTGTTGATGTGTTCTCAGGGTCTGGTTCAACCATTATGGCGTGCCAGCAGACAGACCGCATTGGGTATGGAATGGAAATAGATCCTAAATATGTGTCGGCAACTGTACGAAGATTTATGTCTATGTTTCCACAACAGCCTATTCTGTTAGAGAGAGATGGCGTAGTCTTATCGGAAGACGATACTAAAAAAATAATTCTATGTCAGAATTAGTTGTAAAAGAGATTCTATCAGATGAATATGTAAATCAAGTCAGAACGTTCGGGGCGTTAAACTATACCCCCGAACGTATTTGTCAGCTACTTGCCTTAAGGAAAGCTAAGCGAGAAGCATTGCTATATCGCATAACGCTTCCTGGTGATGTTTATTTTGAAGCTTACCAGCAAGGTCTCGCACTTGGAGAGTATAACATAGACGCTGAACTTGCTAAGAAGGCTGAGAAAGGTGATAACGACTCTATTACTTTGCTCGAGGAACGTAAGAATGAGCGTGCAGAAAAAGACCTACGAATGAAACTCTTTGGAATATGAAAAGTGAAATTGAGAAGTTAGACTCCATCCACCCTGACCTAATATCTGCATTCTTAACGAATGGAGATTGTGAAGGCATACCTCAAGATGTTAAGCTATTCTTGCAACAGCTACAATGGTCTGCTGAAATATTCGAACACGAGCGTAATATTACGAGAGCAGCTAAGAAACTGAAACTTCGTATTAACGCTGAGCAACGGATAAAGATAGAAGAGCGCACTTGTATGGCGAGAATCTATCAGGCAATCAACTACTTTCAAGTTGATTGCAATGTTCCTATAAAGGTTTGGGAGAGCAATTTTGCAAACAAATATGAAGACCTTGCTAAACTCTGCGCACTTAATCGCGACTATAAAGGTATGAAGTCGTGTTATGATGCTGCTCTTGAGTGTCGTCGTAGATCTTCTGAGATTGCAGAAGCAGATAGAGACTTAGGAGTTCTCTTCTTGATTTCTCCAGAGCTCACAGCAGAAGAACTTGGATTTTCAAAGAAGAATCTTAAAGAAATCGCTGCTAAGCACAACGAAGGTTTTTATATTAAGCTTATCGATTCTCTTCCTGTTGAGAACAAGGAGAAGAAACGACTGCTGCGTGATGCTGACATTCAAGATGCAGAAATAGTAGAGGAGATTCAAAATGACTGATGAAATTATAAACAACGAACAGCCTACAGTTGACTTCGAACATTACTATATGAACCGTGTTCAGCTGTTGGCAAACATCATCGACCCGAATATGCTCTATGCAGAGTGGGCTCGTGCTACTGGTAAGACGGAGGGCGTTATCGTTCCTCGTCTTATCCGTGTAACGAATGATATGCCTGGTGAACTCTCGTTCCTTGTGCATAAGACTTACGTTGCGCTGATGACGAACGTCTGGCCTAACATTCAGGCTTCGTTCTCTCGTCCTGTCATCGTGAATGGTAAGCAGCGTGCAATGTTGGAGTATGGCATCGATTATGTGGTGGGCGAAGCAAAGCTACCTTCACACTTCCGTCGACCACGCTACCCTATTGCCTACGCTAAACACTCGGTCATCTTCCGCAATGGTGCACACCTTCAGTTAGTATCTTCAGACCAGCCTGAGAGTGTCGCTGGTCGTAATGCCGTGCATGCATTCGTCGAGGAGATGAAGCACAACAGCGGAGAGAAACTCAAGTCACGTCTTTTCCCTTCCCTCCGTGGTGGTTCAGCTGACATCCGTCGCTCTGCCTACTATGAAGGCGTGACAGGTGTGAGCGATACGGCACGTGTCGACCTTGGTGAGGACGATTGGTTTGAGGAATACGAAAACAAGATGGACCGACAGCTCATTGAGGAAATAGCCAGTGTGTCACTTGCTATCAATCAGTCGCTTTATAAACAGTTTATGCTTCAGCAGGATTTGCGCAATACGAAGAACCCTGTCACTATGGAGAAAATCAGACTGGAGAATGAACGTCTTAACGCTTTTGTTGCACGCTGGAAACCACGATTAGCGGATATGCGAAGGAACGCAATCTACTATATCCGTGCTTCATCTTTTTGCAACAAGGACATTCTCGGTCCTAAGTTCTTCAAGACACAGCTCGACACGCTCGACATGGATGAGTTCTTGACCGCTATCTGTGCTATTCGACATAAGGAGGTGACTAACAAGTTCTTTACCACCTACGACCACGAGCGACACCAGTTCAAGGATAGTTATATTTACGACCAGATACTGAAACTAAACCTCAAGGACCACTTCACCCTCACGGCTCGCTATCTTCGTCACTACGATAAGCGTGAACCGCTCTACATTGGTTACGACCCTGGAAACTTTCAGTCGCTCATCGTCGGACAGAAAAAAGACTATGGTAGTCGCTTCGATATCATCAAGGAGTTTTGGGCGTATATACCCGACGACCAGCAGAACCTTGCGCAGCAGGTGTATTCATTCTTTGGTACTGATGCAGTGAATAAGGTGATACATCTCTATCCTGACCGTGCTGGTAACAAGACACGTGAGGAATTAGAACAGATAACTACTGACTCACTAACGATGAAAGCAGCTTTAGAGAGTTACGGCTTTTCAGTTATCCTCTACAACGACGGTGCGCCTACTATCTACCACTGGCAGCAGTTCCGCCTTTGCCAGTTGCTCTTTGGTGAGAAACTTCCTTTGCTTCCAAAGGTGCGAATAGATGAGAACGAATGCCCTTACCTTTGCAGTGCAATTTTGATTAGTCCGTTGAAAAAAACAAACGGCAGAATAGAACTCGACAAAGCATCAGAGAAGAAGGAAGAACTCAAGCGAAGACCAGGGCTAACAACGCAGCTCCCAAGTGCGATGATTTACCTTTTATATGGTCTTTATTCTGACCTTATCAAGAAGGAATTAAGCAGTTATCCTGATGATTTGCCTGAAAACATCACGATATAACACCCAATAATGTCCAATATTTGATATAAAAAATGTCCAAAACAGGGCAATAATAAAGGTTATTTACATAGGTCAAAATATTATTTTATTGTGTTTCAGTGGTTTACGTTTTGAAAATCAAAATCAAAAATAAACAAACGACCGAAATCACCACGCACCGCTGAGTTGAGGAAAAGAGGTGCAACGTTCCAAAAGTTGGGAAATATGACAGGGAGGGGATAAAATCGTCCTTTGTTCCCACAGCGGTTTTCAGTAATTTCGCAAGTAATGGAGAAGACAATTGAATTGAACGGCATCGATGCAATGCAATGGGCAAGAGAGATAAGCAGAGTACCACAAGGTGACTTCACTATCTGCTTCTTTCCTTACGCTCGCTCACAGGGGATGGCAGGCGAGCAAATGGTAGTCAAGGAACATTGCAAGTACCGCACGCAACTACCAGACGAGTGCTTCAAGGTCGATTCCGAGAACTACTTTCTCTTCGAGGACCAAGAGGGAAACCCTAAGATGTGCTATCGCATACTCATCAGATACATGGGGTTCCCACAAGACGGATATAAACTACATAAGATAAATTGGTTATGACAGATAGTATTGAACTGCACGGCAACGCTGGACTCTACGTCATGGACGGCAATACCTTCTCCTTTCAGATTGGAGAAGGAAGAGAGTTGTCGACAAGCCCAGGGCTACTCGTACCACAGGGTAGACAGTCGTACCTACACGAACACCAGTGGTTGAGTGTTAACGGATATCAGGTATGTATGCGTGGCGTGAACAACGCACAGTGCGAAGAGGTTGCGATGGAGATTAAGCAGAACCGCCTGCTGCCTCGCTTGTATAGCAAGGAGATTAAAATGCTCTATGGTAATGGACCATGCGCATATATGCAGACTGTAGAAGGTGGTAAGCTGCGACGTGAGTACACCGCACTGCCTGCTTGGGATGAATGGCTGAATAGCTGGCAGGAGCGTGGAATGGAAACATCTGCACAGGAGTTTGCTAAGACCTGCATCAAGAACTACTACTGGTTCGGTGACTTCTTCTGTAAGTGGAGATTCTCACGTGGTAAGCGTATCGGTATGCTACCAGTAGCAGGACTTGAACCCTTAGAGAATAAACACTGTCGTCTTGCTACTAATCGTAAGGATGTAGCATACGATCAGATTAATTATAGCGACTTCAATAACATAGCTGTAGGACGGTGGACATACGGATTAGGCAATTACAAGATATACCCTAAGTTCGCATTGTCAGAAGTTGACAACTATCTATTCGCTGCCGTGTCACACCACAGAGAGAAATCAGTAGATGAGTTCTACGGTGTGAACGAGACCCACCAGGGCGCACGTCCATATATTCAAGGTAGTAACAAGACCGCCTCCTACATTAACTCCTTCTTGCGTAATTCCCTTGCAGCGAAGATTCACATCATCATTCCGAATGCGTGGGTGTCAAGCAAACGTAATCAGTTAGTTAAGCTATGCGAGGAGAATAAGGTTCGTAAATCTAAGGATCAAGAACTTATGAAGTATAATGGCATCAGCATCGGTACAGAATACCGTGAATCGTTGCTTGTAGAGTATATGCGATTGGAGCTGCGCAAGATAGGCGACTATCTGAGCGGTGCAGATAACCAAGGCAAAGCCTACTCTTCTATTTCATTTATGGATAGCTCTGGTAACGAGCAGCAGTGGAGAATCGAAACAATCGACCTTAAGTATAAGGAATATATCGAATCTTTGATTTCGTACGATAAGCGAGCAGAAGAAGCCTTACTATCAAGCGTTGGTTTGGATGCATCTATCACAGCGGTTAGTAAAGATGGTGTCATCAGCAAGTCAGGTTCTGACGCTTACTATAACTACCTTATCTATATAATGTCGCTTACTCCAGAGGACGAGATATGTGCAGAACCGTTTAATCTCGCTCTCCGCTTGAACTTCCCTGAACTCTATAAGCAAGGTTATCGCATAGGCTTCTATCGTGAGGTTCCTCAGCGACAGGAAGAAATTGCACCGAAAGACAGACTAAATCAGCAGCAGTCATGAATATACTCGTAGACATTTTCAAGAACTTCTCCACCTTCAGTCTTTATGCGCCTGGAGTGGAAACTAATATGGACCTGAACGATTTGCGTTCGTCTGGTCTTACGGCTCGCAAGCGTATCGAAACCGTAATCAGTCGTGCTGTGTTCGATGAACTCTTAAAAGAGAAAGAAGACTCTCCTCTTATGGAAGCCTTACGTGCAGCTATGGCGAACATGACCATGGCAAATCAAATCATCTTTGATAGTGTTAATCGAAGGAAGGGCGAGGTCAATGTGTATAAGTATGAGCTGGAAGCGATGAAGCGTTCCTACATGGAAAATTATTGCAACGCTATCGATACGCTCGTGCAACTGTTGTCTGAACCTACTGAAGGTGAGATTGCAGAACTGTGGCGCAAGACACCTTACTTCCCTATCTTGGAGCGTTGCGAAATAAAGACAATGGATCAGATGGATTCAATCTATCCTATCGATGCATCTTATCTTTACTTCTTCAGAACAGTTCCTTTACAAAAGGAAACACTCGATGAAGTTATGTCGATTTACTTCGAGAAACTTACAGATGATAATAGAGAGCGCATTCGTCCTATCTTGTTGCTTGCCTTGGTAAAGAAGACAATAGCAAAGTCGCTCCGTAGGTTTGATATCCTCGAGTTCCCTTCGACGATTCGAAACCTCTTCGATGATAGTCACGCTGCACGCTCTGGCAAGGATGAATCCAGTGCTATCTTCGCACTTGCCGACCGCCTCGATCGTGAGGCGGAAGAACTCCTCTCGAATGCTGATACACTGCTCTCCTCTGAGTCTGTCTCTGACTTCTGTTCGAACTCAGCGTACAATCACCCTGATGATAACATTATAATGTTGCCATAATGAAAGATATCGAACTTGTATATAAAGGCGACATACATCGCATCTCTAACCGTTGGGATGCGATGAACGACCGTCAGTATACCCGACTTGTAGGCGACTTCCTTCGTATGGCAGCAGGCGAGTTGTCAGCTGGAGAGGTTCGGATTAACTGGCTGTGCGATATAATGGGTTGGAGCAAGCGCAAGTTCCATTCAGAGGAACAGATTGCTAACCTCGTCGCAATCTCTGAACAGCTTACGTTTATGTTTCAGATAAACTATCCTGATAACAATAGCGTTCTGGATGGTGTCGACGAGGATACTTACGAGTTATGCCGTCGTGTTGACCCTTATCGCTTGAATATTCCACTTGCACGTGTGCTGCGCAGGCTCGACTATCAATACGTAATCGACCTCTGTTTCTGTGCGCAACTCATTCCTTCTGTTCAGATTGACGGACGTTCTTTTCCTGGTTATCGAATTGAGACGAGTTTCGGTACGCTTACTTGCTCTCTTACTGCCCTTCAGTACGTCGAAGCACAGGGGCTTATCGAGCGAGGTGAGGAGTCGTTGCCTTTGCTCGCTGCCATTCTCTATTATCCAGAGAAAGAGTACAATTCTGAACGTGCACACGAGTTAGCTAACGATTTCGCTAAACTTCCACTCGAAACGCTTACAGCTATATCGTTTAATTTTCAGGCGTTTAACAATTATCTATTTAGTAAAACTTCATTCTCTCTGCTGTCTAAGTTCGCTCATAAACCCAAGCAGCCTATCACCACCGATGCCTCTGATGCGCTCTACGACCTCTCCAAGGAGGGGCTTGGAAACGCAAAGCAGATAGAGCAGATGAACGTACTTACTTATCTGAAGGTGCTGCGCAAGAAGACTATCGATGCGGTTAAGGATATGAAGGGTTTTGGATGGGATAAATTAAAAATCAGTGAGGAGGTGGGGCTTCCTATCTCTGTAATCGATAAGATATTATGATTAAAGATCAGTTTCTCTATTTTGCACAATATCCGTCAAAAGAGGGTGTTCGTGCTATACTTACCAATGGTGCGAGTGACTTCCCTGGTTATAATGACCTTGCGGAGTCTCTTGATAAACTTCCCAATGTGTCGCGACTCCCTGAGATAGCCAACTATGTCTATGGTCAGTCGTTCGAAGAATTGAAGCAGCGCATCGATAAGTTAGTGGGTTCTTTCCTGTTCGTTGATTATGGCGAACTAAATATGTCAGCGGATGGACGCAACTCTTACCAAGTAACCCAGCGTATCGCTATCACCGTTGCAAGCAAGATGACGAACCGTGCTGACGCTGCTGAATATATGCTTGCCTCCGATTCTGCACTTCGCCTACTCTCTAAGATTCACGCTTGGATGATTGCAGATGCCGAAGAAGGCGGACTCGATTGGATATCTCGAGGAGAACTCGACAAGGCGGAGATGATTCCTTTTGTCGCTACAGAACTCTCCTCGGTTGGATGGACCTTAATGCTCAATTGTGTTGCGCCTGACACGCTTGGAACGCACCTTTTAAGTCGGTCCTTTGCGAAACAGCCTTAAATCCTTACCTTTGTATCGTTAATAAGTTGGTAGAATTATAGTTTGATAGTTAATAGTTTTTTCAGATTAAAGATTGTTTAGGATGACGGGCTAACGCAGTGATGCGTTAGCCCTTTTTGTATCGTTTTTTATCATTAGATAATTACTTCTAAATCGCTGATTATAAAGGAGATAGTACTTGCGTGTTTCTTATTATAGTGTTACCTTAGCAGTACAATTAGAAACAAAGAACAATCAAAAAACAAAGATTATGAACGAGCAAATTCAGAACATTCTCAACGAGAACGGAACAAAGACTTCAAAGATTCAGAAGCTCCTTAGCCTTGGACTTACACGCAGACAGGTTGCTGACCTTGTAGCAAACGGAAACTACGGATTTGTGCAGAACGTTTACAAGCGCATGATGCAAGGAATCACACAGAGCGCAGCACAAGCAGCATCAACAGTTCTTCCACAACTCGACTACACTTTCAACCGCAACTTCGGTATTGAGATTGAAGCTTACAACTGCACACGTGAACGCCTCGCAAGAGAACTTACCGCAGCTGGCATCAGAGTTAACGTTGAGCGTTACAACCACACCGACCACAACGACCATTGGAAGTTGGTTACCGACAGCAGCCTTTCAGGCAACAACACCTTCGAACTCGTTAGCCCAATCCTCCACGGAGAGCAAGGAATTGAGGAACTTGAAAAGGTCTGCTGGGTCCTCGACCTTTGCAACGCTAAGGTTAACGACTCCTGCGGACTTCACGTTCACATGGACGCTGCGGAGTTTGACCTTCAGACTTGGAAGAACCTTATAATAACTTACAAACGCCTTGAGAACGTAATCGACCACTTTATGCCACAGAGCAGACGAAACAACCGCTACTGTAGGACCATTTCCACCATTTCTGAGATAGCAATCAACCGAGCTTCTAATATTAGCGACCTTAGAGCTGCTTTTGCTAACAACCGCTACCACAAGATAAACCTTGAAGCCTACGCACGCCACCGCACGGTTGAGTTCCGCCAGCACGGAGGTTCTACCAACTTCACAAAAATGTCCGCTTGGATTCATTTTCTCTCAAAAATGATTACCTTTGCAAAACAAGGAAAGGTACAGACAGGCACAACCCTTCAGAACATACCCTTCCTCACCGAAAGCGAAAAACTTTACCTAAAGATAAGAACAAAGAAATTAGCAGTATGAGAAGAATAAAAATAGAAACAAGAGATGGTCAGCAAAAGCCGACCATCTCTCCAAAAGGTCTCTTTGGTACTATTATGGATTTGGCAAAAAAACAAAGCCGACTTCCTCACAATTTAGTTCCCGAACATCACCGAGTAGATTCACCAAATTTCAACACCTACCACGTTAAAGGAGACAACCACAAAATTGTAGCATATAGCCCCGAGGAGTTCCTTCACCAGCTTCGCACAGGCAGTCGATTCGATAGCGAAGGCACAGACGAAGAATATATGGTGCGTTTCGCTCACCGCTTACAGGAACTCGAGGGCTACCTTGTTTCCACCGACAGCCCCGATGCCTTCCTTGCTGACCTAATCAACAACGACTTCGTGACCGTTGAAAAATAAAACACGATGCTCGTTTCTTTGTAGCCGTAGCAGTTCCCGAACTGTTACGGCTTTTTTATGTCGAATATTGAGAAAAAATAAACTTTCTATCAATAGTTATCAATTTCGTTAAGTCACGAAAATGTTTTAAATGTTAAATTTTCATTCTTACTACGTTTTTTTATAGTAAATATTTGCATACTACAAATATTTGTAGTACCTTTGTATTGTCAAAAAAATAATGAGAATATGAAACAGAAAAAAGAAATGATGGAGGTCACACCCGAAGAACGGGAACTCCTCGAAAGGATGAGAAACTATAACAAATCTTATCCAAATGGTTATCCACAACTCTTGTGGGACTTACAACAACTCTTCGATACAATGGTTCGGACACCACACAACTAAGAACAAACCTCTCCCCCTCACCAAGGGGGGAGAGAAAAAGATAAAACATAAATAGCTATATAGATATGGAAACAGTAATGACAAGACCAGTAGTGGTTACAGATATGAAAAGAAAAGTACAAGACATCCTTATGGCGGTTTCATGGCGTGATTTCGCTGGAACGTACTTTCAGAAGTCTTCTTCTTGGTTTTACCATAAAATGGATGGCATTGACGGCAACGGAGGAACTGGCGGTTTCAACATGCAGGAAACAGAGCAGCTGCGCAACGCACTTATGGACCTATCTACTCGAATCCGTCGAGTAGCAGAAAATATTTAGGCGAGGTTCTCATTGACCTTAAGACAAAAGTCACTCATCGCCTATGGGTGCATCTTAGCCTCTCGCAATGCGAGGGGCTTTACGCATAAAATAATGGAAAATTTGCGTCACGCAAAAAATATTTGCGTAAAATGTCGCTTATTTCGTTGATTATTCTTACATTTGCATCGGACATCTATCGACTTATTTTAATTATGGCATATAGCAAAATCCCAACAACCGTTATCAAGGCTACTCCTGAGGTAAGGAGAATTCTTGATAAAATGAGAGCTAACAAGCGTACTCAGGTAGAGAAATTGCGCAAAATGAAACCTGAAGAATTCACGATACGCATCATGTTATAAATGGAAGAAACATATTCTATTCAAACCCAAGACGGTGACAAATATATTCTTTCTGTAAATGACGCGGATATAACTTTGCTCTCTGACGATATTCAGCAGATGCTTTCTGATAATAATCTACAAATAGGGGAAATTATCATTGAACGAACAGCTGGCAAGCAATATACTTGCTATAAAGTTCTTTACCAAATCGCCACTTGGTTAGCTGGTGTTTTTGCACAGCATCAAGGACTTATTTTGTTTTACCTCTGTGATGATATGAATTCCATTCCGAATCGGAATACTAAAGGTAAGAATAAAAACCTTTCACCCCAAGAGTATCGCAGCAGTTTATTTTCCAAACTTTTTGAAGAATACAAAAAGAGTCATCAAGTTAAAGGCATCTCGGATTATCCTATAATTATAGAAGGTGAAGGCTACAAACAATTTATACATCTTATAGCAAGAGCTTCGCACAAAGAACACGTCTTAGCCATGCGTAATGATATTAATACTGGCTGGGCAAAAGGATAGAACTTTATTTACAAATTAAAATAAAAGATTCATGAAAAAAGTATTATTTTTATTCGTACTACTTTTAGCTACGATGTCGTGTGCAGCTCAGAATGAAGGAATCTTACAAAACTGCCAAATGGATTCAACAGGGGGGAGATTTACCCTTTCAGCAGTAGACACAGTGCCCAATACAACTGCTGCGGAACTTTATCTTAGGGCAATTACTTGGATTTCCGAGACTTACAAAAACCCTGACGCAGTTATAAAATCAAGAGACAAAGAGGCTGGTGTAATCATACTTAATGGATATACCATATCAAATAGCATAAAATCACGCCTTGAATTAAGATTTAAAGATGGTAAGTATCGTTGGATTATTAGTGACTTTATGTGTATATTGTCAGACATTGGTCTTCGAAATCGTCCAATGGAGTTCAGTCCACGTTACACAGAGTCTCCTAATAAAGAAATACAACTTAAAAAAGATTGTTACAAATATATAACATCACTTCGTGAAGCTATGAATAAAAAAGGGGATGAATGGTAATTTTTGCGTGGCGCAAAAAATATTTGCGTTTTTATTTGGCGGTTACAAAAAGACTTCTTATCTTTGCAACTGTCAAAACCGAGAACATTGTTCTCAAACAAGGGCGAGATGATATCAAGCCCCGAAACTTATTACTTCGTTGGGCTTATTTTTATGCCCATATTGCAGACCACTGCAACGAAGATATGGCGGATGCCTTCCATGTGATTTAGCCCTTGTGGAGAAATCTCGGTTTTGACGAACAGGAAGAGCATCCGCTTTTTCTGTATCCGTACCCAGCGGTTCTGGGCAATGTCAAAACCGAGTGCAATATGCAACAAGTAATCGAATTCGAGAGCTCTGCAAAGCAACAGCAGCCTATCGACGTACGTGCTACGATACAGCGCAAAATCAAGTCTCTTAATCATTGGCTCGACGCAAAGAGTGAGTTTTATAGCCGTATCTGCGAGTTCTCAGTTACCCGTCGTTTGGTGATTCGGGTTAACCTTGTATCTTTGTGCGTGATTGTAGCAGCTGTAGCCATCGAGCAGCAGCCTATTACATCTGTAGTTTCAACCCTCTGTGCAGGCTACTTAGTTTATCGTATGAATAAATCAGAAAAGAAACAGAAAGGAGGCAAGGCATGATATTCATTTATAATTACTTCAAGGTTCCTGATGTTCCAAAAGACCTTGAACCGCTTTCCGAATTTATAAAGAAATATAACAAGGTTCTTGTAGCAGACATTGATACGTTTGCAGCATTTATCGATGAGGTGTATAAGAAGTTTAACTCGATTCCCAATGTGAATGAAAAATATACGATCAATCTTTCTGATAGTTCAATCGCTATTGATGATAACGAAATCCCATTCTCGGTGATAAGTATAGGTTTCTCCAACATACTTGGCTTATGGGGTTTTCAGACTTTTGATAGTTCTACCCAGTGCGAACAGCAGAACCTTGAGATTTTTCCTGTCCCCGATAAAGGTGAAGCAATTTTCACTCTCCCAGATCATTTAAAAAGTATAATTAAGAAAGGAGGCAAGGCATGATATTCTTTGATTATTATTTCAAGGCACATTCTACCCCGAAGTACCTTGATCCTGTTGTTATGTGTATGGAGCGACGTTACCAAGTCCTTATGGCAGATGACTCGACACTAAAGAAGTTTGTTGCAGAACTTAAATCAGAACTGAATTCCATTCCAAAGGCGAAGGGAAGATATAAACTCGAAGTTGATAAAGGCTATATCCATATCATTACTGTTCACGAATTCTCAGAAGCCGTTATACGTCTTCAATATAAAGAAGTGTTTTCTTTGGAAGGTTTCAGCGAGGAACTCAGTAAGAGCCTTAATGAAGTGACACAGAAAGGAGGTACAAAATGATACTATTTGATTGCTATATTCGAGACTTTTCAATTCCAAAAGAGCTTGCACCACTTGCTGATTGTATGAAGAGTTATCAAAGAGTTCTTGTAGCAGACTTAAAAGCATTCAACAAGGTTGTTGATGAATTAAAAGAAAAATATCACGCTATTCCAAAGGCAGAAGAAAAATTCTCGTTCCATGTTAGCGAAGGCCCTCTCGGAGTTATTTCTGTTCATAGAAACAACTCTACGAAGAAGTATATATTGCGCCTCTATTTCACACCAGTACATGGGATGTTTGGTTTCGACTCTTCTCAAGAGTCTATTCAGCCAGTACCAGACGATGGCGACGAATATTACTCTTTGCCTGAATATATCAAAAATAGTGTTCAGAAAGGGGGTGCAAAATGAAAATTATAACCGACCCTGCTGTTTATGACTACCATGCTGAAAAAGGCTTGTTCATACCGTTAGATGACTTCTGTTCAACACCAGGCCTTATAAAGTCTTTAAGAGATAATGTTAAGCGTCAACTCACGAAGGCGACATCTTATCTCGAATATTATAGAGGTGTTCATGAGGCAGGCGAAGCTTCTTCACGTCAACAAACAGCTATGGATAATTGGCAAGAACGTGTGAATAATCTTAAGAGTTCTTATAAAACTCTGTCAGAAGTAAAGAAAATAATTGATTTAAAATGAAATACAAAATGAAAGCGTCTATCGTTAATCTCGATGAGAAAACTTCTGAGACCCTTCGAGCAATGCTCGACCCTGGTTATATATCTGAGCGTACAGAACGCTTAGAAGCTATCGAGAGTTTTCTACTTGACCAATGGAGAGATGCTGGCACGATAAAGCCTGAAACAGCTCTCACATTCCTCGACACCCTGCACTCACTGCGTAGGGATCTCAACGCATTCCTCACCTCGGCTGAGTCTCACGGAGAAGCCGATAATCAAAAACAATAAAACCTTAAGACAATGACAACAAAGAAAGAAAACGACGAGCAGCCTATAACTGACATCAGTATATACATAGCTGCTTTATCAGCGACATATCGTCCAGCGTCGACACCAGCAGAAACTACGCACTTTTTCTCTACCCCCGAGGTAGTAGATGCTATTCGCAATTTAGACCCTTCTGCTAAGGTGTGTGCAGAGCAAATAACCACAGCTCTTCTCGATGCAGGATATAAGTTCTGCAATCGTCCTGGTGCGCAAGCATTAGAGTTCAAGTGGATGTTCCGTGAAATATAGCTACGTTTTTATACAAGATATGTTTTTGTAAAGAATTTGAAGAATAACTTTTTTTATTCCAAATTAAATTTTATATTTGCATTAAAATAAACATTATATTATGGAACTGATACAAGGCTTATCTTTAATAATAGCACTCATACTTATGCCGTTTTTGTGTAGAGGACAGTTCTTTACCATAAAATTAATCTACCTCGTTTGTATGACATTTCTCACCCCGATACTTGGATATCCAGTCTATCGGTATATCATTACTCATTAAGGTAATGTCCTTTCCTGTGTAGCTGTCTGTTACTATATTTGCGTATAAAAAGGCAAATATGGTAACAGACAGTCTCGTTCGTAAGAAATTCGTTCGTGATACCCTTCAGCAGGGTATCTCTAAAATTTATGCTACGCAAGAATCAGTTGTGCGTAGCAATTATCAGCTGCAATCTGGGCGTCTTCTAACTTCTCTCTCCAAGCATTCTTATAGTTCCAGTATTACAGGCGAGTCTTATACTATCTTTGTTCGAATTTTGCCTTATCTCCGTTTTTTAGATATGGCATATCGTCAGCGCAATGACCGTATCGCTAAATCCAAGCGACGCAACCTTGCTCTTTATAATCGTGTTGTTTGGGGTGTGCTCTACCATGAAACATTCCCACAACTTCGTTTCGGATTCACGGACGAAGTGCGTAAAACTATTCATGATCAATTACAACATTCATTAAACCCATAAACCCCATAAGTATATGGCTAACAAGCATCTTTCAGAAGACGAAATTCAGTATACCATTGACGTGAAAACTGCAAAGGCACAGCAAGAGATTCACAAGTTGGAAACTCAGTCTGCCAGTCTTCGTAATGAGAATAAGCAGCGACTTCAGCAGATGATTAAGCTTGAAGCTTCAGGCAAGAAAGAAACTGATCAGTACAAAAAACTCTCAGCCTCCTATAGAGAAACAGGCAAACAGATTAGAGAATTATCTTCACGTATTCAAGAACAAACACGTTCCTTGGATACAAATGCCATGACGATGTCTCAGCTTCGTAATCAGTCAAAGTCATTGCAAAAAGAGTTGGATAACGTTTCAAAGGCTCTTAATCCTAATTTATATGCTGAACTCGAAAAACGTTTGCAGGATGTTCATGGGCGTATGGAAGATCTTAAAGTGTCTGCTCGAGGGGTTAAAGAAATTTTCGTTAACGACTCCACCCTAAGCTATATGGCAGGAAATCTGATTACCAGAGGCGCAGAACTTGTAGGCTCGTTTTTAAAGAAACTAACCAGCAGTATCTCTGAGACTATTGATAAAAGCGTTGAACTTGCCGAGGCAGCCGATGGTATAACTCACGCCTTCGAGAAAATTGGCACAGCAGACTATTTGCAAGAGCTTCGTACAGCTACAAAAAACACCGTATCAGATATTGAACTGATGAAGGCAGCGGTTAAAGCAAAAGACTTCCGCATCCCTCTTGAGGACCTTGGTAAATACCTGTCTTTCGCACAGCTTAAAGCGCAACAGACGGGACAGTCTCTCGATTATATGGTTGACTCTATCGTAACAGGTCTTGGTCGTAAATCTCCTATGATCCTTGATAACCTCGGACTCTCGGCTGCTGAAATTTCTGAAAAGACAAAAGAGACTGGAGACTTTATGAAAGGTGTCGCAAAGATTGTAGAAAAGAATCTTGCGCAAGCAGGAGAAACTTATATCTCTGCTGCTGATCGAGCAACTCAGCGTACCGTTGACCTTCAGAATGCACAACTCGCACTTGGTAAGGCTTTAGTTCCTATTAAAGAAGAATTCTCTGACATTTATGGTCAGATTCAAATAGGGGCTATTAAGGCTATTAAATACCTCGTTGACCATCGTGAGACGCTTGTTCTTCTTACAAAGGCTGTTATACTTCTTACTGCTACTTATGCTGCTTATACGGCAGGGCAAAAACTGTCTTATCTATGGAGCTTACGTGCTGTTGCTGTGAGTAAACTTAAGGCTGCTGCAGCTGCGGTTGAGAATGCAATGCTGCAATTGTCTGTATTACGTCATGCAGTGCTCAATAAGACTATGACAACTTCTATTGCCTTGCAGAAGGCTTTTAATATTGTTCTTAAACTCAGCCCTTGGGGACTCGTTTTCGGAGCAATCACGCTCGTTGTCGGGGCATTATTGATGTTCAATAAGCGTGCTGATGCTGCCACTATAGCACAGAAACATCTCAATGATATTCAGTCTGAAGCCAGCCGTAAGACAGAAGAGGAACGTATTAAAATAGAAATGCTTACCAAACGCATTCACGATAATTCGCTCTCTCTTAAAGAGCGTCAAGATGCGATAGTAGCTCTACAAAAGATAGTCCCTGATTACACTGCTAAGCTTTCTCGTGAAGGGCAAGTTTACGACGAGAATACCCGTGCCTTAACTCGTTATCTCAATGCTTTAAAAGAAAAAGCCTTGTTAGAAGGTGCGCAATCTGCTATCAAGGAATTAGGTAAACAAAAGGCAGAGTTGCTTATCAAACAGCGTCAGCAGGAAAAAGACCTGAAAAATATGAAGCAAGAACAGGCGAACTTTGCCAAAAATAATGCAGGTCGTCCGCAGACTTCGCAAGGTAATGTTGCCCCAGGGCAGGTATATGCAGCGTCTGGTTATTCTGCTGAAGTTTCTACTATCTCACGTCAATTGGAGGACACGGTTGAGAAAATTAAAGTAATAGACACTTCTCTTGATGCTATTGGTAAGGAGTTTGGTAAAAAACTCTTTTCGATAGACAATAGTGGTGGTGGTGCTAATGTCGGGACGGTCGGAGCTACCCTTGATTCAATTAATCAAAAGATAGAGGCTTTAAAAGCCAAAAGACTTACAATCAAAGTCGGTGACACAAAGGGGCTTAAAGCTATTGATGCTCAGATAGCACAGTTAGAAAAAAGAAAATCTCAGCTGGAATATTCATCTGGTGGGGGTAAAAGTAGTAAGAAGGGAAAGAAGTCTTCTAAATCTAAAGGCGTAGATCCTGATAATGTTGCATCACGTAATTTTTCAGGGGCTCGACAGAATTCTATTGACGCTGCTGAAGCTGCTTATCAGAAAGATTTGAATAATCTCAATATGTCTCTTGCGAAGAAGAAACTTTCACAAGAGCAGTATGACATATTTGTCTCTGCACTTAATACGCAACACGCATCTAACCTGCTTGCTATCGAGGAGAAATATTACACCAAATCCACACAGATGGCTTTCACGGATGCAGCTAAGAAAAAAGAACTCGAAACAAGTCAAAGTAAGAATGTAGCACAAGCGCAACAGAAACATGAGGAAGCACGTATCGCTGCCGAGGAGAAGTATCAGGAATTAATGAGTAAGATAGCCGAGCAAGGGGCAGTGAAGCAAACGCTGACCCTGCAGGAAGAACGAGATGTAACACTTGACTTTCTGAACGGATATTACCAAGCAGCTCTCCAGTTGGCTAAACAAAATGGAGAGGATACCAATAATTTAGAAACTCTTTATCAAACTGCACGGCAGAATATTCTTAAAGAATATGCGGATAAAGAGCTTGCAAAGGTAAAAGAACTTGAGGAGCGTAAAGCGCAGGCTCGACAGGAGTATGGGCTTGACACATTCGAAGATCAGTATGCAGCACGTCGCAAGAAGATAGAGAATGACACTCTACTCAATGAACAAGAGCGTCAGCAGGCTCTTACTCTTCTTGACCAGCAGGCAGAAGAACACCGCCTTCAGATACGTCAGCAGTATGGTCTTGTCTCACAGCAGGAACTCTATAATGCAGAGTTGGATCAGTTGAAAATGCACCTTCAGAATAAAGAGATATCTGAAGAAGAGTATGAAGAGGCAGTGAAGAATATGAAGATTGCCAAAATGAAGGAGGCATTCGATTTTTACTCTAACCTCTCCAGTGGAGCTGTTCAGGCACTACAGCAAGCAGAGGAAGCGAACGTTGATGCGAAGTATGATGCGGAGATTGAAGCTGCAAAGAAAGCAGGCAAGGATACCACAGAGCTTGAAAAGAAGAAAGCGGATGAAAAACTAAAGATACAGAAGAAGTATGCTGATGTTAATTTCGCTATCAAAGCCTCTCAGATTATAGCTGACACAGCTGTTTCTATAATGAAGGCTCTTAGCGAACTTGGTCCTATCGCTGGTCCTATCGCTGCTGCCTTGATGGGTATCACTGGTGCGGCGCAACTTGCTACTGCCAACGCTGAACGTCAGCGTGTTAAACGTATGTCGCTCAGTGGTGCAGGTGGTTCTGCCTCTGCCTCAGGCGCACGTGTAGCTACAGGTCTTGAGTCTGGTGGTAGTATTGATGTCGAGCGCAAGCAAGATGGAAAGATGTTCCGTGCGGACTACGACCCTGACAAACGTGGGTTCATCGATAAACCTACCGTCATCGTAGGAGAGGGCGGATATGGACATAGTAAGGAATGGGTAGCTTCGAATGCCGCTGTCGAGAATCCTACCGTAGCACCATTCATTGACATCATCGACCGTGCACAGCGTGCAGGAACGATTCGTACGCTCGATATGAATAAGTTTCTTGTTCAGCAGGCACAAGGTCGTGCCTCTGGTGGATATGTCACACCAACAGTTAATGACGTGCGTGGTGTGGTTAAGGATTCTTATAAGGATACACTCATCGAGCGACTTACTGATGTGCTTGATCGATTGTCTGTCGACGGCATCCCTGCATCAGTCTCTCTTAATGAGATAGAACAGAAGCAGCAGCTACAAGATAAGGCACGAAGATTCGGAAGTAAATAGACTTAACACCTTACATAGTAATGAAGATAACTAACATTGAAAAGGGCGAAGACTACAACCTCAAGCCCGACACACAGTTACAAGTAGAGAGAACCAATCCATTCTTCAATGATTACGGAGAACAGACGACACCGCTCGAACTGCCTTCGTCAGAACGTAATCGCAGGATACTCGGTTTCCCTGACTCGTTCGGTAGACGAGTGAAGATGACCGCTACAGATGTCGCGATACAAGATGGTGAGTACTTCGCTCAATGTAGGCAGGTGGTGCTGTCTGCTCAATACAAGGGTGGAATATCAACCTCCTTCTACATTAACGATGGCTCCTTCTATTCAAGGATTCAGAAGGTAAAGCTGAAGGATATTTTCAAAGGCGAATTCATACCAGGAGTGAATACCGTAGAAGAAGGGATTAATTTTTGTCGTAATCTTCGCAATAACTCTAATGAGCATTACGGCATCTTTCCAGTGCTTTTCACGGATGATTCTGGACAAAAGGAAGGTCTTAATTATAAGGTGTTAAATGGGTTTGGTAAGGAAAAGGTGTTGAGATACGATAAGATCTACGACTTCCTTCCAGAGGTACCTTCAGTTAAATCGTTTCACCCCGATATGAGCGGTGATGACTGTGACTTCTATAATGCAGTACAGCGCACAGAGTATGTTAATGACGTACCTATTACGCTCGCACCAGGATATTATATGTCGCCATTCATCCGTGCGAACTATCTTCTGAAGCGTGTCTTCGCTTACTTTGGGTATGATCTGCAAGAGAACTTCTTTACTCGCACAGAACCATTCAATAAGATGGTAGTCGTAAACAACGTTATGGACGTCTTAGTGAATGGAAAGATAAAGGTTGCTGACCTTGTTCCTGATATTACTTGTGCGGATTTTATCTCTGTTTTTCGTAAGAAGTTCTGCTGTGAGTTCACCTCTGATGAAGGTAAGCGCATTGCAGATATCATCTTCCTACGTGATGCGCTGAATGAAACTCCGAATACCGACCTTACCCATTGCGTAACCCAAGAACCTACACTCTCTTATAAGTCAGAGAACGACTATAAGCGTGTAACACTCTCAGCGGAGGAGAAGGTCGATTCAGAAATCTCAGACTCCTACGACGATATAGATAGCTTAGTAAAGGCGAACCCGAACGCTTACTTCGACCCTATCGATGGGGCTATTTATAAGACAGGATGGTCTGGTGACTTCCAAGTGACGGTGAAGATAGGCGAAGCCTCACAAGACTACAACACGGGAGAAACTCTTGAAGCAAAAGAGATAAAGGTTCCTGAACTTATACCAGAGTTACGAATGCTTAGTTATAAGGCAACTATCAAGGAGGAAGACTTCACCTATGATATGGGTAAGTTCCTCTACGTAGGTTCATACATGTCACTCAACTCGAAGATGGTCGTTGCAACAGAACCGAAGGAGAACACTTCTGAATCTGCCAACAAACAAAAGACGATACTCGCCTTTAGTTATCTTTCAGACGGTCGTCCAGCAGGAACTGTCTCTGCTTACGATGTGAATGCACCTTCACATCCTCGCATCTTCGATTATGCTTTGCATTACAATGGTCCACAAGGCATCTTTGAAAAGTTCTACCGTGAATATGACTTGCTGCTGCGCAATTCACTTCACGACATGAAGGTGAAGCTACTGCTCTCTCAGTCGCAGAAACAGAACCTATCCTCTTATGCTAAGGTCGTTATCCGTGGTGTACCTTTCTTTTTCAATAAGCTCAAGTTCACACTTGGAGGAAAGAATGAGCCTGTAGAGTCAGAGCTGTACACGGTATCGCTTATGGAGCCGACCATCACCGCTCCTACTATCAATGAGCAACTCAAGGCTATGGATGTGAAGTATAAGTGGGTTGGCAAAGAGAAACGAACATCAGTCACCTGGGAAGAATACAAGGCAGCTGATCGAGAGCGAAACAAGACCTTCGTGACAGTCTACCCTCCTCTACCTTCAGCTGAGTATGTTGGTGTGCAATATGGTAAGCAGCGTTCATATACTGAGCGAATAACACGAAAAGGTGGCTGGTTCCGACACGGAGAGTACGAATATACTCGAACGGAGGTTTGGTTGGAGTGCGTCCCTATTTAATTGGGTCTTAAACCTGTCCTTTATCATCTCCAATATATATGGTAATTTTGTGTTAAACAATTCGCACATGGATATTATTCTTAAACCTGATTCGCTCAGCCTGACGGGCTCAATGAATCACTTTATCATATCAAGCACGCAAGAGGTTACATTCATTCTGAAGTATGCAGACTCGAATGAAATCATTGTGCAGCACACTTATACGCCGAACAAGGCTAAACGCATAGAGATAGATTTGGAGAACATCATAACTCCGCTGCTATCTTTTCAGCTCCAGGAGTCGACTACAATTTATCGTCAACCGAACATTGCTCGTGAGTTCTTAGTTAATCTCGTCGAAGACAAGACGGCTGCACAAGAGTCTTGGCAATTCACGGTACTCCGTGCAGGTATCGACAACTTCGCTGACACTGCTTCAAGTTGGTTGAAGCGTAACTTCTTGACGTGGCAGCCCACCGTTAAGCCTGTTACCTATTACACGCCAGAGTTTCTTAGTTACTACGCTGTCGAGGATTGCGTAGCTAAGTGTCGTGCGTATATAGAAGAGAACGGTAGCTATGTTCAGACAGACATCGAACTCGGCAACCTCTCTCACGGTAAGGTGTGGACGATTCCGATGCAATATGGTGTCATCGCTGGCAAACTCGGTAAGATGCCAAGCTACTATGACGTATGGGTGGAAGATGGTGCTGGTACTCGACTCACCTACATTCAGAGATACTATGCTTCAGATATCCGTAGCGAGGAAGAACAGTGGGTACTCTTTGAAAACTCACTCGGTGGTATCGACACCTTCCGTGCGTATGGTGATGCAGAGAACACAGCGAAACATACGCACAATGTAGCAGAGATTGAGAACGACTCAGAAGAGTACCGTGTTGACACGGTCAGAGAATACAAGAAGAACACTGGCTTCCTCTCTAAGGAGGAACGCAAATGGTTGCTCGATTTCTTCCCATCATTGGGTAAGTTCCTCTACACAGGCAACTACGTACGTCGCATTGTAGTGACAGAGAGCGACGTCAGTTGGCAGACAAAAGACCTCCCTTCATCTTATACATTTACCTATAAGTACGCAGATGCACGTCCTTACCTGAATATTACCAGGTCAGAGGACGCTGCGCCTGCAATGTTGGATATCAAGATTCCTGATGTAGGGTCTTTTACCATCGCCCCACGCTTAGTTGAGCTTGAGAGACTACCGCTGAGCAGTGGGGCTTTATTTCCAGTTCAGAGTCCTTACTCTGACAAGTGGAATATTACAACAGCTGAAGCTATCCTTGAGTGGTTCTCACGTGAGGTCACCGCTGCTTACAAGGGTGATGGTGCGTTTGGACACCGCCACGACAATATGTCGGTACTGAATGCGCTCGATCGTATTGGTGGTTACCTCACCTTGGATGCGCAGAAGATACTCGCTGGCTTAGCTGACGAAGCAAAGTCTGCTCGCTCGCTTGACCCTAAGAGTGTCGACTGGGAGAAAATCGTTCGCACCGATCAAGATACCATCGTTAACTCACTGACTACATTCATGAAGGGTATCGTGTTTGGCAAGTCTGTCCGTGGCGAGTCTGGTATATCCATTTATCAAGATGAAGAAGGTAACTGGCATCTTGATGCAGAGTATCTGCACGTGCATCGTAAGCTCACCGCAGAAGAGGTTGAGATTATGAAGACCTCTCAAATCAAGGGTAAGGTAGTGAACTCTGCTGGTGGATTTGTCATCTCTAAGATTGAAAGAATAGTCGGAGCTTGGCGATGTTACTTCCGTCAAGAAGATGCTGACGGACGCAGAATCTATAACTCTATGCGAGTGGATGACCTTGCTCTGTGCGAGACACTCAACTTGATAGATGCAGGCGGTCAGTTGTCTAACCACTACTGGCATAGGCGTGTTATCGCTGTTGGAACTGACTATGTCGACATCGCTGATAACACAAATGTAGATGACTACGCAAGTGGTAGTGATGTTCCACAGGTAGGTGACGAGGTTGTGCAGTTGGGTAACCTCACTGATAAAGATAGACAGAGTGCTATCATACAATCAGCAGCAGGCACAGGCGCACCATACTTTAAAATTATAAAGGGTATCAATTCCTTTACCCTTCCTCGTCCTATTTTCTTATTCGATAAGCAGAACTTCGAGATACGTGTTGAAAACCCTGCTAACCGTAGTGAGTATATCCGCCTGCAAGACTTCTTAGAGTCTATGCAGGGACGTATTAGATCGGTTATGCAGCAGTCAGATAGGAATATCACCTTCTACTTCGGTGATGCTGTTCCTTCATTGACGAATGAGCCGGCTAATGAGTGGACGGACGACGAAACGAAAGAAATGCACGAGCATGATGTCTACTATAATCGCTCTTATGTCGAGACAGGTGGCGGTCGCTCATACTCATTCGAGAAAAACCAAGATGGGTCTTTTGCCTGGAAAGAAATAACCGACGCAGACGTATTGAAGTCTCTTGAAGCAGCACAGCGTGCGCAGGACACAGCAGATGGTAAGCGACGAGTGTTCGTGCAAGCTATACCAGTTCCTCCATACGATGCAGGCGATCAGTGGACCAATGCTACGTTCGGTGATAAGTATCGTAACGACTTGCTTGTTTGCATTCAGCCAAAGAAAAAGGGTGAAGAGTTTAGCATCGAAGATTGGCAGTCTGCACAACATTATACTACTAAACAGTTCGAGGCTGAGTTTAATGTTGGTGGTAAATCAATCTCCGCCTTTGTGAAAGACTTGCGTACTGGTCTTGAAGCTGTAGGTATGCACATGGATGGTGAGAATAGCTCTTTCACCGTCAATGCAAAGAACTTCAAGGTTCAAACTCCAGAGGGTAAGGTTGCGTTCGTAGCTTCAGATGGAACGATTGATGCTTCTCGTGTACGTATGCGATGTGAACACGGTTCAATTTACTTCGGTGAAGTTGACGGGTATCCGAACATTATTCTTGCGAATGAACTCGGACAGCCGCAGATAATGCTTAATCATCGTGGTATAGTAAATAAGTATGGAGTAGATATGGAGTTGATTAATGCCAGCAGATACTTCGTTAGCAAGCGTGATGGTAAGGCTTATCTCGGTGTTAATATCATTGTAAAAATCACCAATAGAGGTTTTCAACAGAATACCTATGGCGGTGGTGATATTAAGTTGACTGCTACGCTTGATGATAAGTCACATGAATATATAACCTTACAGTTAGGAAAGCAGTACACAGGCGACGATAAGGCTATAGTTGCAGCTACAACTCCAATCACACTTAAGATTGGAGAGAGTGGAGAAATGATTTATGGTGGACTGTTCGAGATAGGCTCTACAAGTGGAGGTGCGGTTGTAGCTCAAAAGATGTCTTACTCTGTGCGGTCTGTTTATTACGACACGGTTGTTGCTAAGTCGTATGTTTCGGAATTAGGCGGAAATAACTTCTCTTCTGATAGTGGTGGGAATCTAATCAACCCATCGAATGGCGACGAACCACCTGCTGTTATACCAGCACCTAATATGGATGTTTAATTAAATAAAATAGTGATATGAAAAGTTTTTTAGATTGTGTTTACAGGATTTTCGGAAGGCTCGCTGCTATCGGTAGCGATAAGTATCTGCACATGTTTGCTGGTCTTGTCGTTTCGATGATTGTGTGCAAGGCCTTACATGCTATTGATGTGTGCTTAATCTTCGCATTGGTACCAGCATTCTTCATCATGACTGGAAAAGAGAGTGTCGATTACTACTACAGAAAGGAGCAGTTCGATTGGCTCGATGTCTGTGCAGGTATGCTTGGTGCGATCGTGGGTGTTTTTCTTTTCCTATTGTAAAGGAGGTGTTCGTATGGATATAGTTGAATTACAGTTTACACCAGAGTTTATTCACTCTGTAGCTACACATCTTATAACATGTGTCGTGATGTGGGCTTTAGTCGTTAGCGCAGCCTTCATCGACCTATGGGACAGGGTTTATACGCAAAACAAATTGAAGAAGCCTTTGACTTCGCACCTTATGCGTAAGACGCTTGGTAAGATTGGTGAGTATTGGCGATTTCTCCTTATCGCCTTGATTATCGATGTCGTGATTTTCACGTCTTGTTCTCTGTTAGGTGTTAAGACTTTCCCTATCTGTACATTACTGTTCTCTGCTTCCTTACTCATCATAGAAACAAAGAGTCTCATTGAACATGCAAGAGAGAGAAAGAGTACTGCTGCTGATATGCAGCGCATCATTCAATCAGTCGTTAGTGCAGCTTCAGATAGAGATGCAAAGAAAGTTATTCAGTATGTCGCTGACTACATTGGTGAAGAGAAAAATGTAAATCAAAAAATAGAAGAATAGTATGGCAAATTTTTCAATTGCGGAGCTGGTACAATCCAGCACTGCTGAACAACTCAAGATAAACAACAACCCTCCTTCTATTGTGAAGGTTCACCTTACCGAGACGATTACCCTCTTAGAGAGTATTCGTGCGGAATGGGGTAAGTATTGTGAGCGTCACAAACTCGAGAACCCTGCTATCCGTGTGACAAGTGGCTATCGTTCACCAGAATTGAACAAGGCTGTCGGAGGTGTGAAAAACTCTGCACACGTCGAGGGATATGCAGCTGATTTGCAACCTGTCAATGGTAAGCAGGCAGAATTTGAACGCTTCATGGCTAACGAGTTCTCCAAAATGGGGTACTCCTACGATCAAATTATCGTGGAAAGAAGTAAGACTTCTCGATGGGTACATGTTGCCTACAAGAATAGCGACGGACGACAGAGAAGGCAGTGTTTCAAACTTAAAGTGTAACAAAGTGAGGGAGCTTTCCTCCCTCACCTAAATCTAAAGAGGTATGAATAGATTTATAAATACATCGTGTAAACTATTAATTTGCGTCCTTATAACAATGTGCGTTGGCTGTCGGACAAAGAAGTCGGTCACTATTGAAAGCATCAAGCAAACATATAATAGCGAGCAGGTGAAAACAGAGCGAAACGAAAAGCATATATCGCTCATCGACACAACTAACATCGACGAACTAACAAGTGTCATACGTGAGTTCGTTTTTGATGTCCCTTGCCTGGAAGATAGTTCTGCTGCTAACGCAAATGTCGGGAGCAAAGTGCCAATGGTTGAATATAAAACCGACGGCAGCATCATAATTAATCGTGGTTTGAAATCGATTAAAGAGCGAATTGAAAGCCGCAGAAACGAAAAAAGAGGGCTGTCAGAGAAAAAGGATAGTGCTGCTAACAAGCAGACTAATACGAAAGTCAACTTCTCTGAAAACAAACGACATAAAGATAAGCACGTTGAGCAGGTACAGATTGCCGAGCCATTCAGATGGTGGCAAATTATAATGGGCTTGCTGGTGTTGTCTATTGTTGTCTTTGGACTAAAATTTAAGCCAAGTATAAAAGGCTTCCTTCTCAAGATTTTCAACAGAATAAGTTAAACGTGTTGAATGAAGTACATCAAGGTCTATATAACAGAGAGCCGTACGAAAGATAACCGCTTCGCACAAGCTTCTATTCGTGGCATCGAAGATAATACGGGTGAGAGTTATTCTTCCTCTCACCCTAAACTACTTCAAGATATCATCTGTCACGCTCTATCTCTTGCACATGGAGTTGATATAGAAGGCAACAACGGTTTTACTTATACATTCCCATTCAAGCTATCATAATATGTCAATAGAAAAACTCTACTTAGAACATAAACAGACAGGCGGACGACTGACCGCTGATGAGTTTAACAAGTTACCCGAGAAGGTCAACGAACTCGTTGATGCGCAGAACACGGAGGAGGAGCGTGTGAAAAAGGTCGTGTCAAAGAACCGCCCTACGCTCGGACAGCTCTCCAACGTAAATACTGAGGTTGACGAACTCACCTCTGATACGTGTGTACTCGTATGGAATGGTGATCAGTGGGTGGCAATGAAGTTATCTGAACTCCCTATTGGGCAAGGTGGCGGAGGGCAACAACAGACCATTCTCTATTACTTGCGTGCAATCAATCAATCTCCTTCTACTACGCTCTCAGCATCTAAGTCAGCAGGTGAGTGCGCTATTCGATTTATGTTTGTGTCTCGTACTAAGGATGTCGGGCAGACTGATTATGTAGACTCTGGCGAATGGGGAACGTACGAGATATTCGCCAAAGCTGGTGATGGTACGTTCGTATCTAAGGCTCGTGGTCGCTGTCAGTCTAATACCGTGACGACTGTTGATGTATTCAAGTTCCTTGAGAGTGGTCAGAATAACATCATGGTGAAGATCACGGGTGAGGTGACGGGACAAACCTCCCCTGCGTTGGTGTATTCAATCACGTTGTCTGCCCTCTTCCTTTCTATCTCAGAATTCAACTGGTGGAAGGCATATCAAGGCGATATTGTCTTGCCGTGTTACATCAGTGGTAACATATCTAAGACGCTGCACGTGAAGATAACGGGTGAGGGATATGAGCAGACGTATGAGCGACAGTTCGGTACCGCAACTTATACCTCGTCCCCAGTGGCATATACCGTGCCATTTACGAATAAGACAGGTCTTTTCCATCTATCTGCTTGGCTGTCTAATGAAGACAACACCGTTCAGACTACTCCAGTAGGCTACGACTTTATGGCAGTAGCTAATAACGAAGCTGTGAAGATGGTTGTCGTGAACAATAAGGCAGAGAAACTTCTTAACTGGTACGAGAATAAGGTACTGGAATATGCAGTATATGACGGCAAGGCGGTAACGACACCGCTGTCTATCTTGATGAAGAAGGATAACGAGGTGCTGCAAGAGAATGTGTCAGGAAATACACTGACACAAACCAAGATGCAATATACCTTATCTCTTGAAGTCGAGACAATCGATAACTCTGACTTTACAGCGTTAATCGGATTCAGAACTCACCCAACAGACGAGGTGCGTTTGCGTGATGCAATTTCATTCCCTGTGGATAACTCACAAGGTTACTCTGCAACAGCTGGAGCGGTGTTCTATTTCAACGCTAAAAACAGAAACAACACCGATACCGACCGCAATATCCTCCGCAATCTTATCAACTCAGATCATATCGGTTCTGAGTGGCAGAACGTAGCCTTCTCACGTGACGGCTGGGTGACGGATGATGAAGGAGCACGCACATTGCGACTGCTCGCTGGTTCAAGGCTTACTATTGATTACAAGCCATTCGCTAAGGAGGCAGCACAGAGTGGTAAAACAATCGAAATTGACTATCAGATTAATAACACGTCTGACTACAATGCAGAGTGTATCTCGATAGCTATGCCTTACCAGAAGGGTTATATCGGATTGAAGGTGAAGCCTTCTTCTATTATGTTCGCAACTCGTAGTGAGCGTAATGCTGATGTGCAGGCTATGAATACTGATGATGGTGTACGCATTCGTCTGGCACTCGTGATTAGTCCTAAGAAGTACACCTACGTACTCAATGGCAATACGTATTATCTTAACCTCGTTTATCTCTACATTGACGGTGTCGAAGCTCGTAAGTTCGCCTACTTGCTTACCGACTCCATGCAGATAGGTTCAGGCGGTGGTATCGTCATAGGCTCTGATAAAGCGGATGTTGATTTGTATTCTATTCGTATCTATGACAGCGCAATGGATGCATCTAATGTACACCAAGACTATATCAATGCACTTTCTACAGTTGGAGAGAAGAGTGCCGAGAAATTGGATAACGACATCTATGATACACTCGGTACCACGGTTGACTTTGATAAAGTGCGTGGCAAGGTGAACGTGTTTACCTTTGATAAACCACTCCCTGCCTATGAGTATGGTAAATCATACAAGCCTAAAGGCACGTTGGAAATCTATCCGAAAGATGGCAATACGAATCTTCTTCGTTTGACGATTACCAATTTCCAAATGCAAGGGCAAGGAACATCGTCAATGCTTTACTACTTTTGGAACTGGAAAGGGAAATTGTCTTACGATTCGACTGTCATCTATGAAGATGGTCAGACCGCTCAAAAGAAGTTTAAATTTTTCATGAACCTTTCAAAAATATCTAAACTGACAGGAAAGAAGAACACTGCATCTTCTATGCAATACCACAAGATGGGCTCTGTAAATTCATTTACCGACCTATGGAAAGCGGTAGGCTTAACTAACGAGGGTATCGAACAGAACAGCGAAGCAAGAGTGTCTATTTATCAAGAGACATTCGTAGGGTTTGAAAAACAGACCGCAGAAGACGGTACTGTTACATACAAGTTCGTCGGTCTATTCACTATAGGACCAGACAAAGGCGATGCTGCTACTTTTGGATATGATAAGGATTTATTCCCTGACCTCTTATCAATAGAAGGCTCTGATAACTCGCCACGCCTTACCTTGTTTCAAGTGCCTTGGGATAAGCGAAGAATACGCTACAACACGGAGGAAGAAGCATATCAGTACCAAGTATCTGAACTTTCGTGGGAGAACTGCTGGGACTTGGACTACGCTGCTCTTCCTGCTGATGATAAGTCAACATCGGAAGATGAGACTCGTCAGAGGGCTGAGCAGCTCATTGAGAGTTATATCCCTGCATACAACCTCGCGTATCAGTGCAACACGTTCATCGAGCCGTTCAATGGTACACTTGACGAACTGAACGCTGACCCACATTCAACACACATTGAGTATTGGATTGCGAAGGAAGACGACCCTAATCTATACAACCTATACTATTACGATAGCTTGTATAAGAAGTTCTGCCCTTCAACACTCGATAGCGGTGTGTCGGTTGTAAATCTTCGACAGCAGTTAGTCGGAGATAAGTACGGACTAACTGAGACGATATTTAGCTCAGTTAGTGACGCAGCCCAGCTCAATGAGTTATTCAAGTCAGCACGCATTCAGAAGTTCCGTGCTGAGCAGTCACAGTACTGGGACATCAGTGACCTACTTTATCATCAACTATATGTTGAAACGGTGGCAGCGACCGACAACTGCGCAAAGAACATATACCCGTATAACTTTAATGCAGAATGAACATGTCAAAGAGCAAATGGCGATTTAGACAAGATGACCTTGATACAATTCTAACGGTCATCAATCAGGGCTTGATGAAAAAGCCCTACCATGTAGAATATCACGACACCTACGAGGACGGCACTCCTGTTTGGAACGGAGAGAAGTCCGTACTGTGGAACCTGATGGAACAAGCGTACCCAGAAGAACGTGCGCAAATGATGCGTCGAATGCTTGCGAAGATGGAGGAGCTTGGAGGACTACAGAAAGGTACGCACCAGCAGAAGCTCTTTGCATTTTTCGAGAAGTATTACTTCTCTGTGATTGATAACTTCTCATCTATGCTCTACAATGAAGATGGCAAGCTGTACGAGAAGATGAAGCTTGCCATGCTGCAAGGTACATATACGAATGACACTGACCCACTTGGTCAGTCGCTCGGTGACGGTAAGTCACCTGAAGTAGCGTGGGTGAAGAAGCGTATTCAATACCTTATGTCTAAGTACTCCTTTGGCGACTACGATGCCAAGACTGCTGAAGGGGCTATCACTGTGCGTACCTCTGCACAGGCTGATGCTACAACAAACTCAATCGTTCTGCGCCTGACACCTGCAATGAAGTTATATCCAACCATCGCATACGGTACTACGATTATGCGTGGTGCTCGCACAGATGCTGGTAAGCCTTGCGAAATAGTCGTAGATATTAACGGTACCAGCGACCAGCAGTTATCTGTCAAGTCAGCAGACTACCTGCTCGATATTGGCGATTGGTCTTCCTATGTCATCAATGGTGCGCTTTCTATTATAGGTAAGCGACTCAAGCGATTAAAACTCGGTGATGAGAACGAACAGAAGGTGAAGATACTCATAGCTTCGCTTACGCTCGGTAATACAACATCCTTAGAGGAGATTGATGTGCAGAACATCTCGACTCTTGGCGGTTCGCTCGATATGCGCAGTAACTTCCGTCTGCGTAAGTTCCTCGCTGGTGGCTCTTCACTCACCGAAGCGCACTTTGCTGATGGTGGTGCACTCGAAGAAGTCGACTACCCAGCTTCGACCTCATACGTCGAACTGAAAAACCTCGACAAACTCACGAATGAAAAGTGTAATACAGAAGCCTGCGCTCCTAACGTTATGAGTTACTTCGTGAGTGGGTGTGATAACCTTCAGCCGATTAAGATGCTCATTGGGATAATGGATGCACAGGTAGGGCAAGTTCCTCACTCCCTGCGTTACGTGCGCTGTGTCGGTTTCAATGAAACATTTACCGATGGGCGAGCATTCGATAAGCTGTCTCAGTTGGTAGACGGTACTTATCAGGGTATCGATGCAGAAGGTCAATATGGAAACGACCCATACCCAGTCTTGGACGGTACTATCAACCTCACCACTGGTGCGTATCGTGACACCTACGATGCCTTAATGACACACTATCCTAAGCTCAAGCTGAACATTGCTAAGTGGTGGATTCGCTTTGAGGACCCAGAGGTAAAGCGCATTTGTGTAGAAAACTGGGATAAAGACGGTGACGGAGAGCTAAGTATGGAAGAAGCAGCAGCTGTTAGTTCCATCGGGACTAAATTCAACGGTTTAGATCGAAAGACTGGTGTCTTAGACCTATCTATATTTAATAATCTCACATCTATCGATAGAGAGGAT